TTAACGGATAATGCGGTTTGAGAATCTACGCATAGTATCTTCTCAATCTTATGGGTAAATATTGCGACCGTGTCTGCAACTTCGAACTTGTACTTGTAAATAGTTTTCATTTTACTTTTCCTCCGTGTACAATTGATCGTATATATTCATCCCCGTCTGCGTGAGCATGTAGATATATCCCTTGTTGCTCACGTTGGGGTTTTTGTTCGTGAATTTGTTGTTGCGCAGCCGATATAGAATACCCGCCCTAAATAGACGTTTCGCGAGCTGACAGGCGTGATTATGACTAGCTTTCATGCGCCTTGCGATTGTTTTTGCGGTATTGGGGATATCCGGGTCGAGTGACCAGGCCTTAATGAAATCCCGTTCCCGCTCGGTGAGTTGCGACGGTGAGGTTATCATTGTTCGAACTCCTCCACATCGTAACCGCCTATTGAAAAATTACCACCGGTGGCAATTATCATAGTATGATTCTCTGCTAAGAGTTTACAGAATAAAGGATCACGATTTCTTACCTTGATCCCGGTTAATTCAACGCCGATAAGCTTTAATTCGGCGTCCAATTTACTTAGATATTTATAGAGGTTAAATTTTAAATCGCTCATCTGAACCCCCAAATTATGAGTATGGTAAAGAGCACGAACACCGTCGTCCAAAACAGGTTCCCGCCGATGTCAATTTGTATGTTCATCACTTTTTTCTTAATCATTTGAATCTCCCTTTCGCGTCCCGCTTTTGCCGGGAGGCGCTTAATTGTTGGTGCCTTCTCCTGCTCATAAGCTCCAAGTTGCCCGGGTCGTTGTTCGTGCGGTTGCCGTCGATGTGGTGGACGACCTCATCGGCGCGGATCGGGCGGCCTATAAGCCGCTCCATGATTACGACATGGCGCATGATGGTATTGCGACCGGCGGCGTGGGGATGCGGGTTAACGCCGTTGATGTGGACCCGTTCGTAGCCGTCCTTATCCTTCATCGCGGGTCACCGTCACTTTTACGCATCGGTAATCGGGAAAGTGTGTTAACCACAACTCTTTCCAATTTCCGCGTAATCGAGTGTTAAAGAGCATGTAATCAGCTATGCATTTCTTTCGGGTATCCCTGATACTGTCAAGCTCAATCTTGTCCTGCGGAGTAACAATCGCCCAGGCTTTCACGGGTTTGTCACTCATCGCTCGCGTCCTCCGGTTAAAGCTATCAGAATGCTTGCTATAATTATGAAAGTTGCGATCATCCCTTCACCTCGATCTGATCTGCCATTGTGTCAGCAAAGCAGTTGATCAATTCCTCATCGGTCATTTTCGTCAGGTCAGTCATGGCGCACCTTTTCTCTGAAATCATAATGTGTTACTTTCGCGGCCTCGACAACGGTCTTATGGTTATGCTTTCTGGCGTGTTCTCGCGCACGATCCGCCGCATACTTTTGATCTTCGCTGCGCCATTTGCAATCCATGCAACTCGCTATTCTGCTAGTAATCCAACTATGAGTTCTTTTCATACCTTCACCTCGCCTTTCTGTATTTTCTCCAACATTGTGGGCAAAAATAATGGTCATACCATCGACTGTTCCGCCGGAATATTAGTTTATGCCAACATGCTGGGCAAATAAGGGTTGTCATTTCGCAGCCTCCCGTGCCCTCGCGATGAGGGCATTCGCTCGGTCTTTAATCTCACTACGCCTATCAATTGCCGGGGTTCTTTCCGTTATGAACATATCCGGCGGAACAATGGCTAGAGTATCGGTCAACCCGTCCGCCAGCTCGCGGATGAGGGCGAGGAGGGTGGCGTTATCAGCCTGCAATGATTCAATGTGCATTTGCTCGTAGGCTAGAGTATCGGTCAACCCGTCCGCCAGCTCGCGGATGAGGGCGAGGAGGGTGGCGTTATCAGCCTGCAATGATTCAATGTGCATTTGCTCGTAATCAGGTTCAGGATCAGGTTCAGGTTGTTGAGGTTCGGGCTGATGTTGAGATTCCCATTGCCTATTAAAACAATTAGGACATAAGCCATGATCGGGGTCGCCACCAGCACCCCAAATATTTACGCCACATACCGAACATGTAGCCTGTTTCCATTCGGGTCTAAGCCAATAGAGGTCAGTCATTTCGCGGCCTCCCTTGCCCTCGCGATGAGGGCTTTGTTGACAAGTTCGGGACGTATAATTGATATTCGCTCCAGCGCGTCCGTAAGCTCGCCGATGAGGGCGAGGAGGGTGGCGTTCTCGTCCTTTAATTTGATATAACCCACCGCTAGTATTTCGGCGCAATTTCCGCTCATGATCCTTCCTCCACAAACTCGGCGCGGAGGCCGAGGGATGCGGCAAGCGCTTCCATCAATATAATCGCTTCGTCTCGCTCATAAAATCCACGCAACGACAGATACTGGGGCTGTCCGTATGGGCCTTGATTTCCGACGGGCTTATCCCCCAATAAAGTAATAATATATAACTTCTTGTTTGGCATAAGTTCTTCGTAACCAAGTCTAAACCTCAACACCGGCCTCATCCCCGCCTCGATCTCGGCGCGGTGGGTGGTGAGGTAGTCAGCCCATCGTTCCACAATCGCGGCCTCGTGATAATAACCCGTGCAAGTTCGCGGATCGTGTTTTTTATAGCCATCTCCGCAAGCGCGAGCCTCTATAATTTCATCGCGCATCTTTTTTATCACATCGTCAAGTTTCATTCGGAGCCTCCGTGAGTTCGAAGTGGATAACATAAAAAATGCTCGACAAATCAAATTCTTTCGTGTATGTATTTTCTAAGAATTCCTTCAAATCAGTCCAATACTCGAATCCTTCAGTTCCCGGATCAATTTCATCCAGGCGACGATATCTGGCATCGATAATTTTAACCCAGGCGAATATGGTTCCGAATTTATGTTCGGGGTGCGGATTAATGCAAGCCCTTATTTCTCCGGTAGCCGCCTTCTGTTCAAGCCGCACTGTCTGCGTTTTCGTCCCGTCCAGTATCGCGTCGTTGAAACGCGGGTCGAATTTTAGCATTGTCGTCTCCTTAATCCAATCGCCTTCCCTGCACACCGGTCAATCTTCGGTTTCTTCAACTTTGCAAATTCGCCAACCTTCTTTGAGTTCCGCTTCACCAAGTATCTTGTTAATAGCACTAACAATATCTTTGGCAGATATGTATGCTATAACTCGCGGCTTTGCTCTTTTGCTACAGGCATAAATGCGGAAGTTAATATCCATTGTTCTTTCCTCCTTTCGTTTTGATATTTAATCGATCATCTGCGTATACCCGCATCGTGGACACGTTACCTGTGTCGGGGCGGGTCTGTTCCGGCTCATCTCAAAGTCCCCCCAATCGGTGAGCACCAACGCAACGTAAAAAGCGAGCCATATCAGTGCCCAGAAAAATGCGTGCAGCAGGTTCACGCGAGCGTGGCGGATGTAGCGTTGGAGTTTCATCGCTCGATCCTCCAGGTGTCGGGTGTGTCAGCCTTACTTTTGTTCAGGGACATCGCTGGCCTCCTCAACTTTCGTTGCGCTGTAAACGATTTCGGTTTCTGTCGTGATGCTATATTTCACCCATATGCCGTTTTCCAGAACCTCAACAATGCCGCCATCCTCATGTGCGTAGGGATAATCGCCTTCACAATCTATTTCTTCCGCGAATATCCTGGCGGCATGTTCCGGATCGAAAGCCTTAATCTCGCATTGATTATCTTCACATTCATCGCGGACTTGATATAGGTTAATCATTACTGTCGGCCTCCTCAACCGTTGCATTTTTTGCAACAGCTCGCTTGTTCAGGTGGTCACGCGCCTCTTCTATTGCGTCATAGAGAGCCGATGGCGACTCACAGACTGCCACGATTTGCTTCAGTATCCTCCGATCCTCCCGGAGTTCCGCGAGCTCGGCCTCTTGCGTATCAAATCGATTAATAATCTCCTCTCTATATTCTCTTTCTTTTGATGTATAAGTGGAGGGATATCCTTTGAGGGAAAGCCCGAAATTGTTTATAAGATCGGATAGACTTTTTTCTTTAATATTCATTCCGTCACCTCCGTGACATCGCTCGGATAAGCGTACAAATAACCCACATCCTCTGTGCCGGTATAGATATCAAGAGTATTTTCTATCCAGTCCGCCGTCCTGTCTACGATTAAATAACGACCGGCGGTTATCTCTCCTCCCGGATCGTCGCGCATTATTTCGACTACCGGATAATCGCCGGTCTTAACCCTCTCATACCAATCTTTTGCGACGGGGTTAGGTCCCGGGCTTATCGCCGCGATGCCGCAAATATTCATTCGCTTTGAAAGTGCGAGTCCCTGGAAATAGCCAAGCGGTTTATTCGCGGCGGTATTTTTGTCGTATGATTTTGAGCGGTAATGGGTCACAAAAAGGTTAACGGTGGGAGCCGGGTTGTCCGGCTCCCCTTGCAAATCACTAGATACAATTTCCCCGGGAACATCCGTGTCCCCATTGAATCCGGCGGGTCCTTCCGCCTTCGTGCCTCTTACGTCTTCCGACGCGCTTCCGCGTCTTATCTGCCAGCTTGAATACTCCATGCCGATTGTAAAGCCGATTACCAGCGCGATGATAAGCCAGAAGGTAAATTCCTTGACCGATATCTTTATGAATCGGTTTCTGAATTCGCGTCGCGTGGTATTAAGATCATCGTTATGATAGGTAATCGACATGTTATATCTCCGAAAGTTTCTTTTCGATGAATTTTGCAATCTGCTTTTTCAGATCCGCGGCGGCCTTCTCGCGTGTCCGATGATAGCCGGTGTTAGTCCAGCGTCCGCAATAGAATTCGCCGTGCCATTCGCCGTTGTCTTCTATCAGATTCCCAAACACAGCGGGGATTGAGAAGTCAGGCTTTTTTGTTTCGGCATCGGTTGTTTCATTCTCCATTCGTGGTGTCCTCCTTTCGTTCGTGTTCTTGCATATGATTTATAATCCAATGCGATATATAGGTGAGCGTTTTGTTAACGGCCATTGTCCAGAACAAAAGGAAAAGTATAAGTGTTATACAAACAGCGAATCCTATTTCGAGTTCATAGGGTTTCATTCCGCGTCCTCCTTTCGTTCGATTTCTATGAGTTGTAAAACGATGTCCTGATTGTTGTCCCAGAGCGTGTAGCCGAATCCCTTCCCGTCGAATTCCGTGACTTTTCGGATATGCAATTCCGTAAAATGTTCACTCACCAGGTCGATTATGATCTGATCGTTTTCGACCTGTGCGTAATTCCCCTCGCCGTCGCTGATATGCGGGATTGAGATTTGACTGACGGGCTTTTCGTCACTGATATATTCATCCTCACCGTAATCGCCCTCACCGGGGATTTTCTCGACCTCGTAAATCCAAAAGTTCAGGATGACTTTTTCGTTGTCGGTCATGATTTAATCTCCCCGTCTTCGATGTAGATTCCGATCTCGCCGGTCGTATCGACGTATTCAAGCCAGAGCTGAAAGCCGTTTTCTTTTGCAAGTGAAACGACTAATGCTAGCATATCCTTGTCCATCAGCGACGCTCTGCGTATGAGCAAGACTTTCAGCGACGGGTTAAGAGCCATACCGATCATCATACTAATTTTGATTTTAGCACCATCGGAAATCTGACTCATTGGATTCCCGTTATAAAGCAACGCCCCGCCGTCACTAAATTCTAAACCGGGAACCGGGTATTTCGCATTGCGAATCGCATCCGCCTTTTCCTTCTGCATATCGGCGATTCTCTTCTCGAATCCTTCGTGAACCGAAACGGCGTTCCGATATTGAGAATCGATTTCCGCCCGGCGCATATTCGATCTAATCTTGTTGTTGAGATCGTCCGCCGAATTCATGCGCGATTGAATTTCGGAAAGGATCGGGCAAAAGATGGGATCTGACAATGTTAGTTTTTTAACGTAATCGATTGATTTTTTCAAATCACTTTCCGCCACCTCGAGGGCTTCTTTCAAATCGGATACTTCTTTTTTCCGAATATTCAATATCCGTTCCGCATCATCGATAGCGTCCAATCGTTTGTTTTCTGCGTCGTGCGCCTTAAGCGCGTCCTGATATTCCGTGGCGATTGCCGCCGCCGAAACTTCCGTGTCGGGAACATCCTTAAATTCCTGCATTGTAGCAAGCGAGCCCTTGAGTCTGTCAACTTCACGACCGGCGATTGTCCGCTCCTGATACGCCGCTTTGTAATCGACTTCCCATGTGACGAAATCAATATCGAAATCGATCATGTCCTTGAGAATTTCGCCCTGCTTTTTTTCGTCCAACTCCGCAAATGCGAGCGGATCGAAAGTGAGCTTGCCGATCAGTTCGTCCAGGACTTTTTGAGGGCTTGAAAGTTTCGATCCATCTTTCGCTATAACCTCAAGCGGAAGCATCGATGTCCCGCCGTCCTTATCCTTTTTGTATCGGCGGCGAACAAGTAAATCACCTAAATCGATCTCCGTCAAAGCCTTGTCCTGTCCTCGCCGGATCGGTTCGACCGGAGCGAATTTCGGGCCGCCGATTGCGGTTGCAATCGTATCAAGTATGCTCGATTTGCCCGATTCGTTTGGCCCTGAAAGTTTTATTACATCCCCGTCCGGGATAATCTCAACGACTTTCAGAACCTTAAAATTTTCTGCTTTTAGTCTGATAACTTTGAAATCCGTCATAACATTTCACCGTCCATTTCCTTTAATCTGAGTTTAATGACCAATCCAGTACCCCAAGGCCGCGAATGCGATACAGAGGAGGACCAGTTTCCAAATCCTGATCTCCATGCATCCTGGCATCGGGTCGTATGTGTGCAGGATAACTTTCACTTTTCGGCCTCCAAGTCGCTCGTATCGTCGGTTTCCATTCCCGCTCCGGTAGTCGCATCTTGTAATATCAACTCATTGAGCCATGCTAAAATCTTTAAGGCGGTCGATTCGGGCAAGGTCTTAAGGCTTTTACCGCCGAAAGTTTTCAGCCCCTTCCCCAAGATTTTCTTCATTCCGTATTCGTTCTGCCCGTAAGCTTTGGCAAGCTCGCGAATCCTCCGCTCGGTTTCGGGGCAAATCGTCGGTTCGCCCTGTGGCGGAATCGGCTCCGTATGATTATCCAGATTCGAGATATCGATCGGTTCCGCTTCCGGCTTCTCATTATTCCCGTCGACCAATTCGTCATAAGTACCCTCCGCATGATCGGGAATGGCGATATGCTTTGCCGATGCGGGGAGAGTGATAAAGGCATTCCCCGCCGTCAATTTCGGAATCGATTCGGGGATTTCCAGATATACTTCCGGGAAGGTTGTCTTTTTGAACGTGTTCGATTCATCCGCCGGTTGATAGCCCTCCGTCAGGCGGACCTTCAATTCAAGGCGTAACAGCCCCGGCCATTGCCCGCCCGTGAGTCCCATAAAGGCCTGCACTTTCGTAATAATGCTCTGTAGCGTTCGGATTCCGCCGCTCACGAACCGGAACAGATTCAAATCGGGCAACTTGTAAAGATAAAGCTCCATGATTATCCGTTCCCGGCAAGCCGATTTGATTGTGTCCGAACCGATGCGATAGGGGCAGGTCATGGGGTCGCATTTGATTTCCGATTCCCCGAGCGTTTCCCGGGAACGTCGTGTAGCGTGTCCTGAGTCGCTCCAGAGGAAAGTTCGGGCATCCCATGCCCAATGATTCCGACAGAACAAATTTCGCCCCTGGTAGCATTCCAGGCCTATTGTGAGGCATTCCCTCGGATGAAGAAGGAAGGTGCAGTCCAACCGCGTCGGTTTTGGCCCGTATAGTTCGGTTATTTTGCCCTTAAGCCGCTCATCGATATTCCCAAAAGTGAAGTAATTCAAAGCCTGTGGGAATTCCGCGCCCCAGTTCGACTGCCCGCATTTCTCGCATTTAAGGTTCTCGATCGATTGGATCGTTTTACATTGTCCGCACTTATGAACCTTATGCCCGACCCGGATCGTTCCGGTCCGCATCGGATAGGGGTTGTGCATTTTATCGATCCGACTTTTTACGCGGTTTGGAGAAATCATTGTTCACCTTCTACGATCCGGACTGTTGCGACATCCGACTTGCATACCGATTGATAAGGGCAATCTGGGCAAGGGCTTTGATAAGCCGTCCGCCCGGTCGGTAGCCAGCATCCCGTTTCCTCGGCCAACTGGTACGATCTGATTTGAGCGGCCATTTTTTCCCGAAATCGTTCGATCTGCTCCTCGGTGAAAGTGCACTCGTAAAGTGCCGGGAATCGCGGATCGCCCTTTTTCCGACCGTCTTTCGCGTTCGATTTCAGGGGAACCAGGCCATAAGGATAATATCGGTAAACCGCATGAGGCCATGTCGCAAATCTCTGTCCCTTTATATGACATTTCGTGCATTCTGGCAAAAGATTATTTTCGGGGAAATCGTGAATGTGCGGGTTGTCCGGCGCATAAGGTTCATCGTCGAGAAGGACAACCCCATATCGCATGGCATAATTCTGTAGCGGAACCTGCTCGTCGTTTTGCATTGCGCGAATTTCCGGGCGCATCTTCCCGGTTTTCAATTCGTAAATGACGAGCCGATTTTTATTCGTTCTGAGCTGATCGAAACGTCCGCGAATCGTAACGGGTTTTATCATGGGATGTTCGAATCTGACATAAAACCATCGTTCGCTTGAGAGCAATTCGACTCCCTCGTTGTGTTGCCAGTAAACCTCGATCAATTCGATCATATCCACTTCTCGCTTTTCGCGCCCGGTTGCGCCCCAATCGACCGGGACATCCTCGTTATCGCGGATTTCCGAATCGATCATGTCGCGGCAAAGTGATGGGATGTCGTAATTGGGATTTTCGTGCAGAAGTTTTATAGCGGCATGAGAAGCGGAACCGATTAGAAATGCCGCTGACCGAAATGCGGGTTTATGATCCGGACTTGTTCGGTAGAATCGCTTTTTGTTACACTCGCTGAATTCTTTCAGGCCCGAATAACTATATGCATGCTCAATATTCACGAACGAATCTCCTCCTCTACAAACATCTCCTCGGTTTCGACCGTCACGGTTTCGATTTCCAAGGCGACCGGCCCGCGACAAAAGATACGCGCCGATTGCTCGTGGGTCGCGACGGTCTCGTACATCTTTTCCAGAATGTTGAATGCGCTGGTCTTCGACTTGCCCTCTATCTCCTCGGCAAGAATACGGGAGGAGCCGGGGCTGGGAACGAAATCGACCTTTTCAAAAATGGTGACCTCGCCCTGTTTGTCGGTCATCTTCGTGACGATCCAGTGATGTGCAGACATTCCTTCTCTCCTGCGTTTAAGCGCGCCCGCATAAGATCATATTTTCCCCGCTAACAATTTCCGCCGGTACGCCCGTGCGGACTCGCGGTCTACCAAATACGTGCCAGTCTTACCGGGCAATTTATCGTACTTCAGATACCCCGCGAGGCAGAGTATCCGCACCGTGCCAATCGACTTGCCGAGCATTTTCGCGCACTCGGCAAGCGTCATAGGTCGTTGTTTTCGTTTCGGTTTTTTGTCATTCATAATTTTCACCACAATAAAAACAATGTGTCTTAACGCGCTTTTTTTGTCCGCAAGCGGGGCATTTCCCGCGAGGTTCCCGCTCAGATTTAATCTTTTCTTTTATTTCCGCCAACTCATCCGCTTCCGGCATGTATCCAAAAAACAATTTAGTCACATGGCCGTTATGTTTGACGTGGTGCCATTCTCGCCCGCACAGATGCTTGCGAGCGTTTGCGCGGGAAAGCCCGGTCATTTTCGCGAGCTGGATTTCATCAAACATCCCGTCGCATCGGGCGCGCATTGCACCGTTCGATAGGCCATGAATCGACGGGGATGAATTTTTGTAAGAGTGAAATGACATCCGTTTTCCTTTTTCCAACACCCTAAATTTACCACACCCCGGACAGCTTGTCAAGAAGTTTCTTAAGAAATATCGTAAAAAAACTGGTTAAAAAATCCCCGGCTTTTCGACCGGGGAGGAGAGGAGGGACGATCCCTATTGCCGTTTCATTTTATCTTGAATATACGTTTGAACCAATTCCGTACCTCGCGCTCCGTTTTTGCCGGTTGCGCCTTCGCGATTTTGCCCGGAGCCTCGCTCAAAAACTTTTTGAGCTTGCTCTCGAATTTCGCCATATACTTTTTAATCGCCGGAGCGATTATCGCTTCGAGTTCCTCACGGTCGATTTCGATGGAGGCGTTCTTAAAGAAATCCTGTACGCCGTTCAGAAAATAGTCTTTGGATTTGCCAATTTCGTATTCGGCGTGAGTCAGCCAAAAGCGCACACCCTCATCATTATTTATTTTCGCCATTCGTTTGCCCTCCGTTTTCTTTCATTCCCCTGATTATGTTCGCGGCAAACGTCCCCAAGTCGGCCTTGGTAACTTTGCCGTTTCCGGCTTTCGCGACGTCTAGATAATCCTTTGCGAATTTGACTCCCATGTACACGACACCGGCGGTAAGCGCGATGTATTCCCAACGTTCAGGGGTCATGATCCGCATGATTGTAAGGACGGTCGCGCAAACAATAATCACGCCCGTGATAATCGCTCGCGTTTGATAATCTGCTTGTGAACTATTTCCGTTCATTTTTTTATGTCCCTTATCATGTCTTTAATCCACGACAAATCAGCTTTGATCGTGGTGATGTCGTTTTGAAGCTGTTCAATCGTGCATCGATGCCGCTCAATTTCATTTTGCGATTCCCGTATCTGATAGGCATATACGGAAGTCGCGGCGATGAAGCCGATAAGAATCAGAGTGGCCGGAATCCATTGCGCTAAATTAAAAGTTTTTTTCATGGCAAACTCACATTCCCAAAGTTGATAATAGTCCCCGCGTTACCGGCATTCCCGTCCTGTCCGGTATCGCCGTCCTGACCCGCGCCCGCGCCGGAACCCCTTACGCCGCCTCCACCCAACGATCCGCCCGCGACAGTCCAGGTTCCATTAACGGGCAATTTATTATAAATCGCGACGATTATACCACCATTGCCGCCCGATCCGCCCGCGCCTCCTCCTCCTCCTCCTGCATTTCCGAGAAGGGGTACGACACCATCCGCGCCGTTGCCGCCCGCCCCGCCATTTCCGCCAGCCGCCGTGATAGTCCCATTGTTTTCTATTTCATCCGCCATGATGAGAAGACATGCGCCGCTCGCTCCGTCTCCCCCCGATCCTCCCCCTCCACCGCCGGTATTCCCGGCACGATCCGCCGCGCCTCCTCCCGCCGATCCGCCACCGCCGTGAGTCGCGTTGCCTTGGAATATAGCTGTGAAGCCGGTCGTAATGAGGCACCGCTGATGAATAGCCGTTATCAAATCTCTCGGTCGTCCGGCCTGTGCGCCGGGGATTGTTGCGGTGCCAGCCGCGCCGCCCGCGCCAGCCGCGCCGCCCGTTGCCGGTAAAGTGTCGCCGCCTTTGCCTCCGATTTTACCGGTCGATCCGCTCGCTCCGATTGAGCTTGTCGTTGAACTTCCCGCGCCGCCCGCCGTTCCCGCTGTCCCGTTTCCGGTTCCAACCGAGCCATTGCCGCCCGCTTTCCCGGCTGGTCCCGCGAGTCCCCACCAAACCGTGCAATTCGACGACGGTGTGGCGATTGCGAACGTCGGCGATGTGCCAGGACTTCCCGCCGCGCCGCCGGTTCCGCCCGAAGCATTTCCGCCCGCGCCCCCGTCGCCTCCCTTCGCGCTTATCGTCCCGTTGTTCGTGATTTTTGTTTTGCAGAATATCTTATAACCCTGCGTCGAAAGGGTTTTCCCGGAATCGATTGTTAGCGAATTGTAGTACACATCCGCCGTCAATCCGGTATCGACGGATATCGTTACGTCTCCGGTCGAACCGTCCGTCACCGCGAGGCGGATCACGTTCGCAAATTCGAGAGCGTTTTCAGCCGCATTCACGCAAGCCGCCTTGCCAGCCGCGCCGGTGTAATTCGCCGGGGTATCGGTAAGGGCGATGAAGGTCGAAACGCCGGGCGATATCGCGCTGAAAATAAGTGCCCCATTTGTTTCATCGACTACAACAGCTTGTCCATCCGCGCCGGTGTAGGCATCGGGTGTGTCGGTCAATTCAAGAAATGTACCCAAGCTATCCGATCCGCCGCCGTGCGAATGCGTATCTGCATATTTTTCGCGAGCGATATTTAATTTCGACGGCGGTTTAGGCTGCTTATCCATGACCTTATGGATCATGGCGTTGACGAGATCGGGCAGTGTTCGGTTGCGAGTGCTTCTATCGATTGGATACTGGCTCATACGATCAAATCCGTGTTCGTGCTTAAAACCGTGCCGGTCGTGAAAGTTTCGCCACTTTCCAAGATCATCATCGTATACTCGCGCAACACGCCGGTGTAATTGACAACATCGTCCCCGTCTTCGTCACACGCGATTGTCAACCCGAGTTCGGGCACGCCGGGCATGACACCCTGATATTTATAGTGCCGTTGTCCCTGCATTCGCAGACTCGCGAGCAGTTGCAGGCGGGCAATCGATATCGCCGCCGCATCGGTCGATGCGCCGATTGACATGTTTTTAACTCGTTGACAACCCGCGACCCCGGTCGATGCCTTGACGCCTCCGCGCATCTTTTCAAAACTTGCCGGAGCATAGTAGTAATTCGGGTTTCCCTTTGTCGTGTCGGTAAGCTGGCATTCGGCGTATTTGACGACATCCGCGTTGACTTCGATATCGAAAATTTGAAACCATCGCCTTGCATCGCCCCACCATGCGCCTTGAGGATTTCCGTCACAATTCGGTAATGCTTCTATTCGCAGTCTCAAAGCGTTCGCCTGCTTAATGGCTATTTCGTCAAATTCGACCGCGACCCATTTCGCTTTTATATTGTCGGTGTTTTGCGACGCTTCGCAGCCTATGTCGTACCAAGTTGACGATGCCGAATCGTGAGTGCCCGTACTGTAATCATTGCAACCTTCCCATCGGAAATGGAGACTTCCCGAATAACCGCCCGCGCCGACGCGCATCGCTATTCTTTTCAGCGTAACCACGGGCGGTGTCGCGCCCGCGCCGAACCAGATGTGCAGTAAATCAGTTACGGGATATGTCGGCACGTATTGGTAGACCGCAACTAATTTAGTTTTCGGGTCGTCGTCGAATATCCGCGCCATACCAAAGTTTCCAGCCGCCGTGCTTGCGGCATCGTACATGTCGTTATATTTTTCCGCCTCGGAATTCCACGCGTAAAAGTTCGACGGCGTGTTATCGCCGATTCCGGCGGCGTGATTATGCCAGCCCCATTGTGCATTGCATCTATTCAAGGTCTGATCGTCGGTGTACTCAACCCTCACCGCCGAATAAACATCGTCAAGTCCCTTTTCTTCTTCGATGTAAGAGCAGTTCGGGAGCGTAATAGTCGGCGAACCGTCGTCGCTTATGACTTTCAGCCGAAACTTCCCGGTCGAGTGCTTAAACCAGAACTTCACCTCGTTTTCGAGCGAGATCGATCGAATGAAGTCCTGAATCGCATCCCAGACGTAACGCGGCTTTTCCTGCGGGTCGTATTCGTAGCGGTTAATTTTTATCGCGTCGGTTGTCGAGTCGAGATCGAGATCACCCGCGACGAATCCCGGACCGAGCGATGCCGCCGGACCCAACATCATTTCGTTTATGACCGTATTAACCGAAACAGCCGCCGCGTCTTCTTCGTCGTAAATCGAATAGGTTCCGCGATAAACCGCGGTCGAATCCCACGGTTCCGACAGCACGAGACATCCGAGTTTGTAAACAAATTCCCACTTCGCGCCTCGCCTGATTTCCTCCCAGTCCGTGCCGCCGTCCGGATCGGATTCGATTGTGTATGTTCGCGGCGCAATTTGCATCCCGAGTTTTTCCTGCACGGTTGCGCCCTCCGTGTGAGTTGCACCGACAGTCCCGAGACAAGCGCGAACGCAATTCGTCAAGCGATACTTTCCATCGGCCTCGCTGTTATCGTAGCCGTCGAAATAAATCCACTCATCATCGATTTGCACCCAACCGCGAGGCACGAACGATTTCAAAGTTGTCGATAAAATAATTGTTGTCGCGACCGCCGTCAAATTGCCGCCTACCCCATCGACATAAAGCGTGTCCGATGCGCCGTCGATATAGCAAATGGCACCTTCCACATAAACAAGACCGTCGGCTGTATCGTCGGTAAGCCCGGATGTTATGATAATCGTAAACGTACCGTTGAATGTCGCGTTTCCGTCGCATTCGTATAGGCCGTCGTTCGACGATGAGCCGCGAATCTTAAACTTGCGACCGTCTTTAAAATAATCGGTGTAATCTCCGGTAAGCGTTACGGTGTCAGGGTGAAATATCGCAGTTATATCGTACACCGTTTTCGGATCGGGCCACAGCGTATCGCCCTCGAATGAACCGTAATTGTCATCAGTTAAAAGTGAAACATCGGTTAATAGGATCGTCGGCGATTCAAGCATCCATGTCCGATCCCCGCTTTGATTCACAACCAGTGTTTGCGCGAGAATCCCATCCCAACCCCAACATGTCACCATCAAATAAATCCCGTCGAGTACCTGGACGAATTTCGGCTTCCACATCACGTAGCCGCGAAAATGATAATTAGCTCCCTCCTGAATCAGGACAGTCGAATTTTGTTGAAGCGGATTGTTATTGTCGTCTGTTTCGAGTGAGTATTTTGACGCGACATCGGACTTGATAAAAAAAATGCACATGGATATCGTGTTGAAGGCATGCTTCTTCGTGAACGGAGGCGCGATGGGAACCGTGGCGGACGAACATCCGCCGCCGGTGTAATTATGCGTCGGGTTCGATATTGTGGCTGTGATCGTCGGCATTTTTAGGAACCGTCAGGTAGTAAACGACCGCGAAAAGAGAAAATAAAACTCCCATCCAAAAAGCGGTGAACGGGTCGCGGTTTTTCGACAGAGCAAGATTACGGCAAACGAGCCCCGCGAGAATCCAACATGCGATTGCAAACACCCAAGTCATAGCGTCCTCCCCGTCAGCGAGTCCATCGTTGCGATATTGTCTATGACAAATTCGAGTGGATAATATGCGCCAGGCGCTAGTCCCATTTTACCGGGCGTTTTGAAAACATCGGGGATGTTCACGAGAAAGCCCCGGAAATATCTGTAGTACGGATCGTATTGCGGATAAAGAATCCCCGGCGTGTTGAGCTCCTGAACGATGTATAGTTTAGTTTGATAGAGTTCCCATGAACAAAGCAGGCTCACATAATCCATATCCGAACCAAACGAAACTGCCGTCGCGTTAATGGTGTATTTGTTCGGACCCTTATATGTGATGTCCTTTTTATTCCAGTATCCGTTTATATCCTGAAAAAATCTCTCTTGCTCGAATTTCGGCCCCTCTGCATGAAGCGGAGCGGCAAGCGTCAGGTGCCGTTTCAAATGGTAAGCCGTCGGCACCGGATAGGGCGTGTCGTCCTGTCGGATGTTAATCCAGTAAGCCTCGTCCCCGTCAACGGTCGAAAGCCCCCAATCGCTCTCGATATCGAACAAGACCCAACCGCTTTGCGTGTATTCAAGCGTTCGGTCATAACGAACCGTGAGGGGGGCCCAGATCGAATGTGCCGCGATTGTCCCGTCGTCCGTATCGGCTGCCAATGTTTCGACAACGGTTATAGTCGTGTTCGGATCGGAATAGGTCGAATCTCCGTCACAGGTGTAAACCCCATCAATAAGGCCGCCGCTTGATCCGGTTATTGTGAAAGTGTATCCATCCTTAAATTTCAAATGGACATCAGCGGCTACGGTCAAGGTATGATTTAGTGTTGTGGATGCAATCGGGTAATCCGTGCTCGTTATCGAATATTTATAACTAAAAGTTCCGAGTCCGACACCCGCCGTGCCGATTTTGTGACCGAACGAATTAAATGTGGTGTCCTTGCCGATAAAAAGGATGTCCGCCGGTTGCCCCCAGAGCGCGAATGCCGCGCCCGCGATTGCGACAGCCTCATCGTCGAGATCGACGAACGCCGTCGCGCTCGCGTCCCACAATCTGCAATAATCAAGGTTGTCCGAATACTGTTCGATTTCAAGCGTTCCGTCGGTCATATCGCGTTAATCCCCATTGCCTGTTTCGCGAGCGAATCAAGCGTTGTTATCCCGACTTGTGAAAGGCCGGTTTTGGAAATATTTAGAATAGCCGTCGCGAGGTCGCCCTTCGCAACTTCCTTGACGTATACCGGCTCGCTCGGAGTCTGTCCGCGTTGTTTCCCCATGCCGAATAAGCCGCCGATTAATCCGAGAGCCATCCCAGCCGGGCCGCCGACGAGCGCGCCCGCGCCCGAGAATAGCGCGGATGCCGCGCCAGCCCCGCCGCCGTACATCGCACCCGATGCGACACCCCCGGCAAGTCCCCACATCGCGTCGTTCGTCCAGGGCGATACGGCTCCGGGTTCAGGCGGGGTGAATGAGTAGCCGCCCTTTTTTGCGCGGAGCATATCCATGCGTGAAGCGTTTTCAGCACGATTCCAATAAGGTGTATATCTAAACGAATCCTGAATGGACATTCCTTCCGGCATTTCTGAACGTACCCGAACCGGCTCAACCCATCGCCCGGCCCTCATTTCCTCCATATAAAATTCATAGGCTTCACGATCCGCTTTTTCTTCCTTGTAACGCGATATCATTTCCAAATTAGGGGCAAGCGAACTCCACCAATCGGTAGCTTTTGGTACCGCCCCTGCGCCGCCACCACCCGTTTTTACTTGAGGCTTCGTGGGAATCGCTGGCTTTCCGCCAGCGTAAAGATAATCTCTTAATAATCCTTCTTCAGGTTTATTCAATAGATCATAGAGTTTTTCTTTTTCCGTTTTATCACGCCAGTAACCTTGAGAAATTCCGGGAATACCGGAATCGCTCCAAATCTGTCCTTCATGGCTTTCTTCCTTGCTTTTGAAGTAAGGATCAAGCGCGAGTTTCGCTCCCCCGATCAAAATTATCAGAGCGGTTATTTCGATAGCTGCCAACGAAGCGGAAATTTTCAAAGCGTCAAACCATCCTTTCAAAATTCCGACGGCAATGGCCATGTCGGATAAGCCCTTCACAACAGGCCCGGCGATAAGCGCAATAGCCGCTAATTTTATCTGTGCTTCCTTCGCCTCATCCGACTGATTCCCCCACGCCTCTGCCATGTCGCCCAAAACCTCGATGACCTCTTTACCCTGATCGACAAATTCCTTCATCACCGGCGCGACGGCTTCCGCGAGTTGAACGCGAGCTTCAATCGTCGAATCCTTGAAATCGTCCATCGAATCGCGCAATGCGTACATGCTTGCGCGACCCTCTGCTGACAGCTTGTCCATCGCCTCGGGCATTTCGAGGAGCTTGATCGTGGAGAGTGCCGCCGCCGTGCCGATTGCGGTGAGCGGGACTGTGACGTGTTGCGTGAGGATGCCGCCGAGCCGTGCGCCTTTTTCGCCGAAAGACATCAACGCTTTACCGGCATCGTCGAAATCCGATTTTAATTTCTTAGTTGTCTCCTCGCCCTTTTTTTGAATGTCCGTAAGCGATTTATCGACTTCATCCTTTCCGTAAAGTTCGATATACGCCTTCAGGACGGGGCCGCTCATTTCGCCTAGATTTGAATATCTTGCAGGCATTATATTCTCGTTTGTGCTTCTCGCTCCTCCGCTTTCAATCGCTCCTGCTCATTGTAAAATCCTGTCAACAAATCGATCATTTCCGTGTACCAGTTCGGCTGATCCTCCCACGCGCCTTCGGCCAAAAGATGACCGCCCTTGTAAGCCGCGTGAATAGACGCGAAATAGTTAATATGCGGACTGACTGTTTTCCATATGCAACCCTTAACAATGATCGGCTCATATCGGCCTTCCGCAGTGATTACGTGATCGATCTCCGTTCCGTCCCGACATGTGCATGTTCGCTCGTCTCCCGTGCATTTCACTCCGGAGTAGACGAGCCTGGCGTATTTTTTAACGCCTCGCTATCCTCCTCCGATACGTCGTTCCCGCTTTGAATAGCAACGAGAATTTCATCGAACAGGATTTTTGGGATTCGGTTAATGCACTCATCCTTAACTCGCTTGATGAATTTGCGGCCAACGCGGGTTTCGTCGAATTCGAGTTCCAAACCTTCCAGACCCGAAAGGGCTTTCAGGCCGAAACCCACAATGTCGTAAGACGCGCCGCCCGAATCGTATGTATATTCCCGCTCGCGTGTAAATTTCTTTTTACATTCGGGACATAACAATTCCCGCTTTTCGCCCTCGTTCTCGTGCAGGTTGATACCCTGAATGTGGCTTACGATCTGATTTGTAAGCGGTTCGATCTCGAACGTAACAGTCGCGTCACATTGCGCCGTTATCGTTCTCACTTGATACTTTTCCGGTAATGCTTTCATGCTCGCTTATCTCCTGTCATTTTGTTTTTATGTGAATGATATTATGATCGGTGAACCCGTCGCCCAGTCCATCCGCATGTTAATCCGTGCACAATTTATTCCGCGGACATCGGTCACGCGGGGCACATCGGTGAGATATCCGTCTCCTGCTATTGATATAACGTATCCCGCCCCGGAACCTATTGCACACTCGAACGGGAGAAGGGTTCCCGCCGCGAGATCGGTGTAATAATTTTCGGTTGTGAATGACGGGTATGTTACGAGGAAGGAGATCGTCGGGTTCATCATCGTGAAATTCGGATCGGCAACGCCGCCGTCGGCACCTATACTGAGATTCGGCGAATCGTTACCCGCTCCCGAATTGATCGTGATTTCCTTGAATACGAGCGAGTCCTCATTCAGCTTGACCGTGCCTCCGATTGCCGCCGGAGCCGCGCCGCCGTTCGTAAGCGTATCGGTCAACGCCGCGCCTTCAGTCGGGACGGTCATTATCCCGTCGAAATTCCAGTCGCACATGATCGGCTGCCCGGCCACTATGCGGAACGCGACGTTGCCAAGAGCGTTCGAACAGTTCTGTAAAAGGTTTTTATTCGTTACCGCCTCTATTCCCATCGATGTTGTGAGATCGACTGCCGTCAGATCATCCGGGTTTCCCGTCGCGGTGTAAGTCGCCGAGGTTGTCCCGGTTGCAGGCGGACCACCGCCGACAAGCGTCTCCTTCCATCCGCATCCTTTAAGTAGGTATCCATCCGGAGGAACTTTCGCGCCCGCCGAACTTCCCGAAGGATTGAGGCGGGTCGTAAACGACAGCCGCGAATACAACCCGCCCGCGACTGGAGGCTGTAAACGATTGAACGGATATTGTCCGGTGTCGTCGAAAACAATCGCCTGAACCGGATCGATGCTCAAATTGGAAACGGAGCGGGTAATGGAATTGAACCCGACCCGCGTTAATCTCGTTACATGTGGACTTGCCATTTCATTCGCTCCTAAACTTAGTATGTGTATCTAACTATCATAACGAATTCGACCTCACCCATGATCGGCTGCTGTGTAGTGCTTGAAAGCATGACCGCCGGGTAGTGTCGAATGGGTTGTATGATTAAAACGCCCAATGCGTTCAGGACTGCCAGTTTCGATGCGCTTAGCCAGAGCTTTATAAGTTCTTCGATTGCAAGCTCGCACTCCTCATCACTGTGCGCCCAAACGGAAACGGTGAAGGAAAATTCCCGGTCGAGAACCTGCGTCATGTCGAAATTGACCCCGCCACCGCCGAAAACGAGAAGCTCCGCAAACGGGTAATTTATCTTTTCGCTCGAAATTCCCGCGACGCATTTCGCAATCGACGTTGTTTCGATGTCGGTTATAAGCTGTGTTTTTATCGCGCTTAAAATGCTCGCCATTATGTTTTCGGCTTCCCTTCCGCCATTAATGCGGCTTCCAGAGCGTATCGTGCGATATCGACGAGATTCAACATCCCGCCGCCGCCTTCCCACTGGACTTTCAGCGGAGGGCCTAAAAGATTTTCCGGTTGACTCGCGAAATCGGCCAAAGCGTCCATGACGTAATGCTGTCCTGGCAAATCAAAGCCCTTGCGCTTCGTGAAGAAAACGGTTTCCCCGCCGATCTCCGCAACCATGACTTTCCCCGGCGGGCACTCATAAGGCGGGATATATCCGCCGGTATCCTGAATACGCGCATAGGGAAGCGGGTTGTCAAGTATAACCGTCCCGTCGGATTTCAATCGAACCGTGCCCGGGTCACTCCACGATGCCCGTAATGCGCCCGTATCGACCGGGGAATGTTTCGCGAGAAGTCCGCGCAATTCACGCGCTCGATCGGTCGTCGAGATTTCGACAAGGCTTAAATATCTATCGGCGAATTCTAAAGCGATGGTCTTCCTCCGGTTTCGCCTTTTCGCGCCCAGCGAACCCACGTGAACCGTCTTCCCTTCATTAGGTCTTCAAGCCAAGATTTAACGCCGTTTTCTACGAAGTGTTTGCCGCGAATTCTGTTCGCTCTCATCAATACCGACTTAAAAAAGACGCGCCGTCCGTGCCACATGAAACTCAAAGCCTTTTTGAATCGCGGATAAATCCGGATATCCCGGCTCGGCCCGCCGAAATTCTGAATAGCGGCATAGCGCGCCGCCGTCGCGGGCGGTTCGACGGCTACGGTGATAACGGTTTCCTCTTTGTTTATAACGGCGGATGTGGGATTGTCGAAAGCGTGTCGCAATGCGCCCGACGCATAGGGCGTATGATTCTGAATGCACCGGCGCAAGTGTGCGAGTTGGAAATCCCAATCGACAACGAGCGGGCGATCCCAGCCAAGTTTTATTGTTTCGCCGTTCGTCATTTACGTTTGCCTTTTTTCTTTTTCTTTCCGCACGGCATAATGCGCCTCACTTCAGGACTGTCACGCCCTGCCAGTATTCTATCATGTCGCGAATTTCGCGGGCGACCGATGTACTCGACACCGATCCGCCGCCGACCGACTCCGAAATTTCCTTGCATCGATGCGTCGCGAGCCAGTGGAGAATGTCAACCATGACCGTCGGGAAATCGACTCGCGCCCCGGTGACGTTAATTGTTTCCGTCGAGTGCGTCCCGGTTGTAACCGATATCGATCCGCGAGCGTTAACGAGATAGACGCAATCATCCTCACCCGTAAAGGTTGGGTTGTAAAGCATTAACCCGTATGAATAGCCGTGATAGTTTTTATAAAGCCCGGTCGTGACCTTTTGAAATACCCACGTCGATTCCTCCGCCATGATGTGCTCGAAAATAAAACGGTTTATTTCCGCGTCGCTCATGATCTTGTCCGTGCCCTTCCAGTCCAGGGCAAGGCGGATTTCGTCGAGCACTGTCACGTATGTGTAGGTTGCGGCGGCCATTATATTTCGAGCCTCGTTTCGGACAGAGTTTTAAAAACGATTCCTTCCCGTCGATAATAGTTTATCATACTTTGCAGATTTGCAAGTTGCGACCAGTTTTCGCCACGCGAATAATCGATAGAACATTCGGCGATTGTCCCGTCGAAATAAGTATCCCCTCGCATATCGACACCACAGAGGATGATTTCCCTCGCGCCTCCCCGGGCGGCAATATCGATTGCAACCGCGCTTATGCTTCCGTAAGCCCGATATCGTTCGGGGTCGGGTGTAAATTCGCCGTTGGTAAAGCGCGACATCATAGGGATGACGTAATCGCCGTGTTTGGGTGCGATTTTCAACTCGACAGCTTCACCGAACAGGCGCAAGCCCTTGAACTTTTCAAAGCCGAATTTAAACCATGCCGTTTTTGGAGCGTCACCGTCCGCGACAACCCACGCATTTATATCGATCGGTATCTCAACTGCCTTGTTTACGGCTATACAATACCCGTCTATTTCGCCCCAATGTTCTTTACCGTTTGGGCCCGGCGCAAGGATAAAAACGCGCTCGGGTACTGGAAGCGGGTCGTCTATTATGTTTTTGGGAGTCCGGGCGGGGATTCTCTCAACGTCGAGTTGAGTATCGGAAAGCGACACAATCCGGCATCCGGTCGTTTTCATTGCACGAATAAGATTATTAAAAGCGTCGGCGGCTTTCCAAGTCTGGCTTTCACGAGTTTGGATATTAATCTTTTTATCCGTTTCCGTCCCGTCGAAATATTTCTCACCGTACATGTCCACGCCACACAGGATTATATTCCGGCTCCCAAGCAGATAAGCCAGTTGCACGGCCTGACACGCGATTGTCGCATGACAACGGAGTTCGCCGTTTATGCAGTAATGCCCGTCTTCGAGAAGACTTTTACCGTGCCGGAATGTGTAGCGAACATCCTTAAATTCCTGTGCGAGTTTGCCCGAATCGAAAACGGGAGTCGGGTTATTCCGATCCATCAGCTCGTATTCCGAGGCGATGTATTCCCTTGCCGCTTTTTTAAACCATTCCTTTTCCGGAAGCGAGCCGTCGGCACAGAGCCAGATCGATTTGTGAACGCCGGGGATTTCGATTGCCTTATTGACGGCAATGACCCATGAGTGAGCGGGGATCTTGTCGTAATGCGCCGCTCCGTTCGGGCCTGTTCCCAATATGTAAACCGGCTCGGTCTTATCGAAGCGGAGTTCCGTCGCGAATATATCCGTCGGCTTGTCTCGCAACATCACGCCCTCGCGCTTGATTCCCCAAAACTGAACGTCCGTTCCGTCTGCGTTGTTTTTTAACTCGTATTCCGTAAAAGCCCGCTTCGGATCGAGCGTCTTTTCAAAGTCGGCGTTCGTGCGATTCTGATACCAATCCAGAGTGAACGGAGATGTATGCGAAGAATGTTTTTTCGTCCCGTGCTCATGCCGCTTTTCCGAGGCGCAAGTGATAATCAGAAGTCCGCCGGGCTTTAACATCCGATACATTGCCCGAAGCGAAAGCTGCCAGTAACGGTCGTGTTCCAACATCTCGGTCGAAATGATCGTGTCGAAATGCTCATCGTGACCGGGGTATTCGTGTGTGCGCGAAATGAAGTTTACGTTTTTACCTTCACCCAAATCGATGCCGGTGTATCCGCAATGCGCGAACAGCGGCTTGTTACAGCCGTTTATATCCAGACTTCCACAGTCCAGGGCGCGTATCCTAAAAAACTTTTCCGGGAATCGCGCCTTGACTTCGTTGCAGAATTTTATTTGGTCGTTGTGCGCCATAACCTCACGTTGCCGCCGTCCGGTTTGTAATCGACATTCTTTTCGTCCGGGCGGTCGCCGCATGTATTCGATTGTCCGTGAATGAAATAATATTTATAGCCGGTGTGGTGCATGATCGGATCATAAATCTTTTCGATGTGGCGTTTCATCGTGTTGTCACGCGCCCCGCCGACAGGCTCTCCGCTCAATCGTTTCGGCGAACGCCATGACGATTCGGCCTCATAGTCCGTGTTGTAAATTTGCTTTGCGATTGTTTTTAATTCAGCCGTTTTGATAACGAGCGTACCGATGGGCGAACGGTAGAAATAATCCCAGATCATGCCGTTCTGCACGACCGCGCAATCGTAATTCCAGCAAAGCGGATGCCCTTTGATTATCGGATCAACGGCTTTGATAGTGTAATCGGGCGGGTATCTGTCGTCCTCATCCCACCACATCGTGACAGGTTCGCTTGCGATTTCGCAGAATGCCATGAGCTTCAATGTCCATAAATCCGGCCACTCACCCTCTACATCGATCTCAACAATGCGGATCGGGAAGTTATGTTTGATTCGAGGCGGGAATTCGCCTCCGTAATTTCGCTGTCTCAACAGGTAAATCGTTTTGAGTTCGGGCGGATAGTCCTGATTTATCGCGTCGATAATAGCGTTCATGCGGTCTATCGGGTCGAACGTGAAACAACAATATGCGACGGCGGGAAGCGTTGTCGGTTCCCCGTTAGCCTTGACCGCTTCGAGAATAGCAACTGTCGGCTTTCGGAGTTTCGTTTCGGAAAGCGTTTCGATCAAAATCCCCTTGCGCTGGTAATATTCGATGGTGTTATCGAACAGGTCGCGGGCTTGCCATGTTTTGCCGTGCCTCTCATCCTTGCGTATTTCGCCGTCGAAATATTCATCACCGGAAAGGTCGAAGCCGCACAGAATGATATGCTTCGCCCCGCACATCGCGGCGATTTCGACAGCCGCACTCCCGACAGTCCCGCCGACGCGAACGCCCGTCTTGTCCGGCTCCCATGCGCCGTGAGTCGGAGCGCATAGTTTAAATGTAAATTGTTTCGCGGGATCGTTGAAACCTTCCCCGGCCTCCTCCGAAAATATGCGAATGCCGCCGAACGCTTTCGATGCGGCCTTGAACCATCCGGTCTTCACCGTATCCGGGTCGAGTACGACCCAGCATGAAGGCTTTATCTCCGCTATCGTGACGGCTTTGTTTACGGCTATAACGTAAGCAGTCGCGGGTATTTGCTTATAATGTTCGCGACCCTTCACGCCCGATCCGACGATATAAACGACATCGGGCATTTGCAACCCGGATGCGCGGATATCCTTGATGGGGATTTTTATTTTCGCAGGCCCCGCGAGGTATTCCTTTGCCTCAACAAAATCGAATTCCAGTCGTTCGCCGTCAGCGTTCGAAACGTATCTGCCGGTCGATTTGCACCGGATGAAATAAAACCCGGCATCCTTGATGTTCTTGTCTACGGTGAAGGCTTTTATCATCTCGTAAGGCATAATATTATTGCAGGGGAGGGCGGTTTTTGCCGCCACTCCCCCTTATATCTCGGCTGACAGGAGACCGAAATTGGATTACGAAGCCTGATTCTTAGCTTCTCCGATGAGTCCGGCGATAACCGTGCCGTGGCCGTAAGTGCCGACCGTTGTCCACTTCGTGACCATGTCGTTGTGAAGCATCGGGCCGCCACCTGCGACACCGAGGTCGGTGAAGACGCAGGCTTGCGCGTCCTTGTGGAAAATGAACGCGGCGGGCTGCGATGCAACTCCGAAATTGGTCGAGTAAAGCGTGGAGAAAAGCGGTATACCCATGAACGTATACTGCCCGGTCAACTCGTTGAGGCGGGCGGGCATGAAGTCTGTTGACCGCAACCTTACGAAGTGGCCGAATGCAAGATAGTTCATGACTATAGCGAAATCGGAGGGAGCCGATCTCGCACGCGATGAGAAGAGAAACGAAACGAGCTGGGTCATAACGTCGAGAGCCGCATTGTTCGCGGTAACCGAGCCGTCGGTATTAAAATTCATATCACCGGCGGGAAGGTTGACGGAAAGACCCGGAGTCGCGGCGACCATATCCACGATGCAAGCGTTTTCAGCCGCGTAAGCGAGGGCATCCGTGTGGTTTTCTGCAATCCTTTGGAGATTGCCCAATTGTGCGTAATAACTCGCGGTCTGGGAGGGGAGCAACGAGTGTGTTACCTGTTCAGGGACGAAGGTCAAATCCACCTGAACCGTCGCGGTCGAACCACTTACGGGTGTACCCTCAACGACTGTCGAGGGTGTCGAGGCGGTGAGCACCGAACACGTCAGGGCACCCACGCGTGATCCGCTGGGGATATCGACCGCATTGTTGAAGTGGGAAATTAATCCACCCGAAGACAAAATTTGAGCGTGCAGTAAGCCTGCATACGATTCGGGGAATGGCATAGCCATGAGATAATTCACTCCTTAACGATTAAGATTTTGTCTCCCGACCGTTACGGGGCTGGTCTCGGCTATGCCGGTGGGGTACTTATTCTCCCGACTATTACGGGGTTAGTCTCCCGGGTAGGCTCCGGGGCGGCCTTTAAAATCCGACGAACGTTTTGCCCTTAAGGGATTCTGCCAAGTTAGCTTTTGCCGCCTCAAGTGAAGACGGAGCGCCGGTCTGGTGCTCCGGGATCACCGGAACATCTTTAAGTTTCGCGGGCTGCATGAATTTGTTCGCCTCAATAACTTCAGGTTCGGTAGTGTTTGCGGGTGCCGGGGTTCCGGCCTTCGTAGCGTAAAGGTCGAGCCGCGCCTTGTAAGCCGCCGCGCTTGCCCTGATCTGTTCGGGTGTGTTGCCGGTAATGAAAGCGGCGTCTTCTTTCGAAAGTCCGTTTTCTTCGATCACGTCACGAACGAAGTCCTTGCGTTTCATTTCGGCAACTTCACGCCTGATGTTAACGACCCCGGAGGTTTCGAGTTCGTCAAGAACGGCCTGAAACTCTTCGGGATGCCGCGCAAAATGAGCGGCCTGTGATTTGATTTTCTGCGTTACTTCGGGTGCAGGTTGAGGTTCGGGTTGGGTTACGACCGGAACCGGGACGGGTTGCGCCGGTGTCGGTGTCGTTGGTGTTTGTGCGTTTGGATCGGTTACTGTCATTTCGTTTGTCTCCTGTCTATAAGTTATTTATCACATTTCGGTGAATGTGTCAACGGAAAAGTTTCGTGCCCTTGCGTTTATAAAGTGCTTCATCAAGGAATCCCTCATCCCGTCCGCGTTTCAGCATGTCCAGTTCCTCGCCTATTTCAAGCGGCGTGAGAATCCCGATTCCACCGAAATCGACCTCATAGCCGATCATCTCGTAAATATCATCAAGCGCCCGCCGAATGAGTTTGATGTAATGCAGCATCGGTGTCATGGCCAGGCGGCGCGCCACTCCCGACATCGTGGCCGTCTCCGATATCTCGACGACGTGGGTGTTTTTGAACCAGAGTTGGATGAGCTTATCGCCTTCCCGCATTAACTGATCCGCCGTGTTGTTCGACGCGACACGGGTTATAGTCGCGTTGCCGGGGATGTAGATTATCTGCGCCCCCGCTTTAAGTGTCTCCTGCGCTTTTTTCACATCACCGACATAGCCGGAAACGACGAGGGAAAGCGATGCCGGGCCTGTTTGCATGCGTATTGAATCCTCGATCTCCTCGATACGCTGATACGTTTTCCGATTCGGCTCAAGAATGCCCTTACCATACGGGTAAGCAATGAATGCTTCAAGCGGGTATTCGCCCCAATCTGCAATGAGCTTCTGATCCTGCGTGCCGTAAGCTTCGTAATCGCGCACTGTCCAACCCGTCGCCGTTTTCATATAGACGCGAGTATTCCCCGTTATCGCGCCCTTGTCGTTGCGGATGTGTTGCAGAACGAGATTTTTCTTTATGACATAACAATCTCGCAGGAATAAATACTTTTCATCCTCACCTTCGGGGATTAAGCGGAGCGCGAACGATCCGTCAACGAGAAGTTGCTCACTCATTTTCTCAATCGGTATTTCCGGCCACTCGGTCGCGCTTGTCGCTTTTAATTCCGAATCGCCAGCGATGAATGCTTCAAGGATTTCCGGTGTGCTCTTGTTCAAGCCGGTGTAGCTTTGTTCCTCGAATATTTCGCGACCCGTGAGGATCGGGTATTCATCGCTCATTTTAACCGGGGTTATGATTGTGTCGAGTAATCCTTTTTGTTCGGGCATTTTATAACGCCTCCATTGAATACATTCCCATCCAAGCCATGCATAGGGCCATCCATTTGTCGCTGTGTTCGAATTCCATTTTCCCGTCCTTCTCCCGAACCTCGTACATCAATCCCTCGTAGTGATCCAGCGCCGTTTGCGATGCGACTCCGAAACGCTCCTCGCGGATTGCTATCGACGTTTCATGCCAGAACTGCTCTTTGAGTTCGGCGGTCGTGTTCAGTCCGCGCAAGCCTTTGAACGGACCATCGTTGAGTATATCATAAAACGCCTGGCCGACTCCGTTCGTCTCGACGATGATGTTCTCGCGCCGCCAGTAATGCCGCCCGTTAATCCAGTCGTAAATCGCTTCTGCCTGATGCACGTAATCGACACCGCTTATTTCAAACTCGTCGATCTCGTTTATGATTTTCCCGTTCCGCCCGTTGACGACAGCTAGCACTTTAACGACGGTCGAGTCGATTATCTTGCCTACGTCGATTCCAAAATAGTTTTCAGGCATGATCCCGCGCTTGATGAAATCCATGATGTCGATTTTGCCCGGGACGCTCGGATACATGAGCCGCATTCCCTCAACGGCTTGCTCACAGAGATAGTGCTGTCTCCATTGCCAGTCGGGAAGGTTTTTCTTCTCCTCCTCGAAAACTGGAATCCATGAGGGATCGATACGGGTTATATCGTCAGCGGTGTATCGGATCAGCTTGTAATTGTCGTGAAGTTTCCGCTCCTCAATCAGCCGCGACTTGTGCCCACCGACTCCCAAGATAACGAAACGTGCACGCCCCTCCTGCCTCGCGATGTTGAGAAACGGAGAGAAAATCCCGGCGATATCCGGGCTTACGCGATGCCCCTCGTCGATAATGAGCATGTCCGCATGATAGCCCTCTGGCTTGGATGCGGTCGTCTCGTTCGACGAGAGCGCGTAAAGTTCGCCCTCGTAATCGGGATCGGCGGGGATGACCCAGCGTTTCTCGGTCACGTCCGCCTTTTTCTTTTTCCACCCGGGCACTTGGGAAGTAAACTTGTCAACGTTTCTCTCCGTCTCGCGTGCGAGAAGCCGCGTCGATTGTGTGAGTGTGGGGAATGCGATGATGTCCGTGTTGCCGCCGATAATCGTTGTAGCGCCGACAAGAGCGGCAACCCATGTTTTCCCGAACGCCTGGCGCGGGCCCTGAATGATCGTATTCGGGTTATCGCAAATGGCGCGTGCGCTTTCGGCCTGCCATTCGCCGCGCCATGAATAGTCCAGGCCGCGACGGATGCGGTCAACTGCCTGCATTGTCAGGGGATGCTTCATGCGTTAATTGAAACCTATTTTTGGCACCAGCAGATTCCCGCCCTGTTGCGGCTGCTGCGGCGGCGGCGGCGGGTAAAGCACGTTAACATTCCCGATATTCCACGCCTTGTCTATAATCCCACGAATCAAATCCCATTCGAGGATCATGACAACTTTTCCATCGCCGTGTTCCTTTACAACTAAACGTTTCGTTTGTCGCGCTTCAAACATAGCGATTAGGTTGTCCGGACAAACTATATCGAGGATCGTAGCAGGCGCACCGATTGCGCCATAGAGAATAACGTAGTGGTTCATTCTTTCATCTCCTGTTCACTCATGTCTTTCATTATCTCCGCGCCTTGCCCGTTCAGAGCGGACAGGCGGCGTTCGATCATTTCCATTTTGGCTTCGAGTTCTGCGTTACGCGCTTTCAGGGCTTCCACTTCCGAGGGCGCGCCGTATATTTTCGCGAGCATGTCGAGAGCGGGATTGGATTCGGATGTGGATGCTATCGTCTCAAATTGTTTCGCATTTACCAAGTACCATTGCACCATCCGCGCCCCGCGTTCTATCACGCTTTGACGACCGGCTTCTATTGCGAGAATTTCTTCACGCTTCATTTCTTCCGGCGGTTCCCACTCTTCCATGTTTCGTGCCTTGTCTATCACGTCCTCAACAAACTTCCAACTCTTGGAAGCGATGCGGTTATGAGCGCCTCCGCGCAATCGGTCACGTTCGGTTTTGTAAGTGGGGGATTGTCGATCAAGACATATTTGCGATTCGGAAACACCGTGTAAATCGGCATGGAATTTAGCGTTCAGGCAATCAAGAGCATCATGATCGGCTCTTGCGATTTCTTCTCTTCTTAACGCGACTTGAGCAGCACTGGCCATTGGGATTAAAGTTTACGGCAAAACTCAATTCTAAATAACGAATAGCACAAAAAAGCCCCGGGCGCAAGACCCGGGACTGGAAGAGAAGGACTGACAAGGCAGGGGGAGGGAGTTGGGATTTCGGCTAGGAGGTTTCGGATTGCCGTTCGTGTGGCGTTGTTGCGGGGACTCCCTCCCCGCGGAATTATATCACGGTTTTATCCCATGTGATTTTTCCAAATATCTTACCCGCTCCTCCAGTGCCTTTATCCGCGCCGCGAATAATAGCGACGCCTTGACGTATTGCGGCGGGTCGGGTTCGGGATTATTCAAGAACGCCGCCCTTCCAAAAATAGCGCATTTTAGATCATCCACGGTCTTTATCGGCGGCGGGTCGGGGTCGGGCTTGGGCTTGGGCTTGGGCTCCAATTCTTTCGCCAAGTCCGGTTTATTCCCGTCTCGCAAAATGTCCGTCCAATCCTCCGGAAGAAAATAAATATCCTTCACGGAATTGAAAATGTGCTTGATCGGTATTCCCCAGAGCCCTACAAATTCGGTTCTGCATGTCGGGCATACAATTTTAATTTCGGTTTTCATCGTCCGTTCCTTTCGTTCAGAATTTTCAATAGCAAAAAGACAATGAGGATTTCCCCGTCCTTAAGGCGCAAGGGATAATTCGGCCTATCAATGTCCACGAAATAATCGGGGCCCTGTTCGCCCGGAGAATAAAAAGAGGGGTTATTGAATTCAACTTCCATTTCCTGAAAAACATCGAAGTTGATTTGCCCTATTAAGTCTTTAACTTTCCCGCAATTTTCGATTGGCATTATCGTCCGTTCCTTTCGGCTAATCCGGGTTGCACGGATCCGCCGTATTTGTTTTTATTTTTCGCGACAGGGCGTTCTCTGAGTCGTACCAATTTTTTCGATCGGTCCGCGAGGCACATCAAATCCATCCGGTAGGCTTCGGTTAGGTTGAAATATTCGTCCCATGCCGGATAGTCTTCCATAAAAAGCACGATCTGATCCGGGCGGGGATCGGGGCGGACTCCGAAAGCATCCATGCTCATTTGAAATTTCGTCCGTGTTTTCCAGTAGATTCGATGGGGTTCCGCCGGAAGTCGGGAGAAGGCATTCTTGATTTTCGGGACAAGTTGATTGATATCATCCTTCACGAGGGCAATTTGATATTCCAAAACCGTGTCGGGATCGAATCGACCGGGAATATTCGCATCGCTTAAAAGCATCCTTTCACGTGTGGAAAGCGTCTGTTCGTGCCAGTCATACATAGTTATCCTCTTTCGCAAGGCTGATGTAATATGAGATTTTCTTTATAAAATGATCGAAGTCATGGCGCAGGAATTGCGTTTGCTTCTGATCGAAAAGGTAGTGAATCGAATTCCCGATCTCGTTTTCCGAGGCGGCTTTCAGTGCGCGGGTGACCTGCCCCTGCATTTTGATTATATCGCCGGAATATTCGTGACCGTGCTTTTCGAAGTAAAGCGAGTGCCAGCATTTGAGAAGGCGGGAGGAAGGGGTTTTCGCGTCACGGAGTCTGAGGGGGACATGCGGTTTTTCGGGTTCAGATATTTTCTTCTCTTCTTTTCCTTTCTCTTCCTTTCCTTTCGTTACGCCAACTACCTCAGACTTATTACGCTTAGTATCGGATACTTCTGGGGTACTTATTCCATTCGGTGGCGGGATGTTTGATAATTTCGGCCTCCAGTTGCCGCGCTGGTAATGTTGCCAGCCGGTCAGGGAATAGTATTTCTGGCCGTTCACATCGTAGATTTCGACCGCGCCTTCATCGGCCATGATCTTAATCCACTCCTCAACCTGTGCATCGGTGACTTCTTCGATAACGCCCGGTGTAGACAGGAACGCTTTCATGCGTAACACCGATGGGAGGTAGCGTCCACGCCCGAAATCGTCCGCTTCCAAAATCAGCATTTCGAAAATCCGTTGCGCCGCAAGTCCGAGAAGCCCGGCGGCTTCCGATCCGAGCCTGACCGCAATCGAACATTCGTAAATTTTCGTTGAGATCATGCGCCGTTCACTTGCCATAAGTAACCTCTAAGTAATTGAGAGTTATTAAATACCTTATCACATTTTCCGGCCTTTGTCAAAACAGCTTCTCCTGCCGGGCCTCGGCCTCGATCCGCCTCAATCCCATCTCGCAATATTTTGGGTTCAACTCAATCCCTATCGCCCGGCGGTTCAGTTGCAAGGCCACGAGGAGCGTCATGCAAGCCCCGGCGAACGGGTCAAGAACCGTAGCCGGGACCGTTCCGGCATGTTCGCAATCACAATCCGAATCCCAGCCGGTCGTTTGCTTTGCGGGGGATATCGGCGAACCGTCGGCCTTAAAATTTCCAGAATGCCCCTTGAACGACGTTCCCCCGCCTCCCATTTCCGGCGTGAAGGGTTTGCAATCGCATGAGGGTTGCCAGCCGAGGGTTTTGTTTTTCACCGGGACGTTCGATGCGTGATTTTTTGGCTGTAAATTTGTAAAACCATCGGGTTTCCCGGTATCATCCTTCCAAGCCTTATCACTTTTCAGTAATGCTTTATACTCATCGGTTAATTCCACCACCCTCACCCACGGCTTCCCGCACCGCTCGCAAACGCCCCGCTCGCTCGTGCCCGCGAGTATGCACTTGCGGGGAAGCTCCTCCGGGAAAGTTGCAAAGTGGGATTCGGGGTAGGGTTGGGTTGCCATAGTCCAGACGTTGCGGAGGTTGCGACCGGAAGGATTATATCCCATGCCGTCTCCACCTGAACGTTGAATATTAAATCCCTCACGCTCCCTTGCGGGATTTTTATAATTTTCCGCACGCCTAATATCATGTTCCTCCCTCACCGCCTCCGCGTCGTAAAAATACCGACTCGCTTTCGTTAACAGGTAAATCTTTTCGTGCGAGCTTGTCGGCCTGTCGGTCACGGATTCGGGCATGGGGTTCGGTTTCGCCCAGATGATCTCAGAGCGCAACCACCAGCCGTCGGCCTGTAACGCAATGGCAAGGCGGGCGGGCATCATGAGGAGGTCTTTGGGTTTGAATGAATCGGGAACAGCTCGAGCCTCGAATAATTCCTCTCCGGTTTCGCCGTTCATTCTTCTACGTCTACGTCCATAAACGCCATCACCGGCATCACAACTTTCAGGGTGAAAAGTCCCCGATTTTCCTTGTGCATAACAATCCCCGCAATTAAGCCAGAACGTCCCGTCGCTCCTGAGTACCCGCCGAATCTCGCGGCATACCGTAACCATCTTGTCAAGCCAGTCCTGAAAGGTAGGTTCAAGGCCGATCATGCCGGAAACGCCGTAATCGCGCAAGCCCCAGTACGGCGGGCTTGTAACGCAACAATGCACAGATTCATCGGGCATCGCGGCGAGGCAGTCCATTACATCGCCCTGGTAAAGCGTCGCGTTGCCTATAGTGACCGGGTTATTCATAGCGTTTTCGGCGGGGTCTTCATCGGGTCGTAGGTGACCTGCGCGTGCAGGTGATTATCGTATCCGCTCGCGTGCATCACCGTAAACCCTGCATCGCGCAAGAGCTTTGTCAACTTGTTACGCTGTGCGGTGTCCGTATATTTAAGCCCCTTTGAGCCGCTCTTCATCCAGACCCCCACGATATCGATAGCCTTGCGCCATGCGTGAGCGCTCCATTTATCAGTCCCGGCTATCTTGCGACGGTTGTAAATGCCCAGCGTGTCGACCTTCACGTACCCCAGCTTTACAATCGCATCGCAGAATTTACGGAGCGGTTCGACCATCTCCGAATCGACGATAACGCGGATCTCCGAACCATCGTAATAGAACTTGACTACTAAATGATTAAATGCTGTTATCATGATTGGATACCTCCGAAAAGATGCCATACAAAAGGCCCGTCGAAAACGGTCGTGAAATAAGGAAAGTTGCTGATATCCTTGATTTCATGCCCTGTCCCGAATATCCGGAATATTATTCTCGATGAATCAGGTTTTGTTTCCGGATCGACAATCGCCCACAAGCACAGCTCATTAACGGATAATGCGGTTTGAGAATCTACGCATAGTATCTTCTCAATCTTATGGGTAAATATTGCGACCGTGTCTGCAACTTCGAACTTGTACTTGTAAATAGTTTTCATTTTACTTTTCCTCCGTG